TCCTCTTTTGGTATTGCACATCCTGCAAGCACAATCCGTAACTTGCGTGAGCAAGGTTATTGTGTTTACTCTAACCCAGCAGTGGTGAATGGTTCTGAAGTGGTTAAATACCGCATCGGTCGTCCAACTCGTGCAATGGTTGCTATTGCAAACCGCTACGCTGGTTCATCTGTATTTACTCGTACAGCTTAATTAAGTGAGTTATAAATGGGCATTCTTCGGAGTGCTCATTTGTGCATTCATTTGGAGATAAAATATGGCAACCAAAGAAGATATTAAAAAGTCACAAAATGCCACCACAGGTGGTCGTAAATTCGATGGAGGTAAACTACAATATGGTTTGCTTCCACCACTCGCATTAAAAGCGACTGTAGAAATTCTAACATTTGGTGCGGAGAAATACGAACCAGATAATTGGAAGAATGTTCCAGACTCAAAACGAAGATACTTTGACGCAATGCAAAGACATCTTTGGGCATGGAAAGAGGGAGAGCAAAACGATCCCGAGACTGGCAAGAATCATTTGGCGCATGCAATGTGTTGCTTGATGTTCTTATACGAACACGATGTCAAATATTCAAAATAAATTTGCCAATTGCCTCGTTTTGAGGTATAATGTTTTATACATAGTAATGTACAATTTGAAAAAGGAAACCCTATGAAATTATCTAAAGAAACCGTATCCCTTATTAAGAATTTTGCTGGCATCAACAGCAATCTTCTGCTTAAGAGTGGGAACAAACTAGCAACTATCAGTGCACAAAAGAATGTGATGGCTGACGCAACCACGACTGAATCATTCCCTGACTTTGCCATCTATGATCTCAATGAGTTTCTAGGTGCGATGTCTCTCTTTGACGATCCTGAATTGGAATTCCAAGACAAGTATGTTTCTATAAAACAAGGTAGTATGAACATCAAGTTCTTCGCTGCAGACCCATCTGTGTTGGTATCACCACAGAAAGCAATTACTTTTCCTGATGCAGAGATTAACTTTAACATGTCTTCAGCGATGTTGGATATGATTAAGAAAACTTCTTCAGTCCTTCGTGCAGCCGATGTATCAATCGTTGGTGATGGTAGCAAAGTTACTGCTGTTGTTGGCGATAAAAAGAATGCTACTGGTAACTCGTATAGCGAAACAATTGGTGATACTGATAAAACATTTAAGGTAAACTTGAAAGTAGAAAATCTTAAGATGCTTCCAGGAGATTATCAAGTATCTATCTCCAGCAAGAAAATCTCTCGTTTCAAAGCACCAAACACCGACTTAGTTTACTATGTCGCAGTAGAAGCAGATTCTACATTTGAGTTTTAAAACAAAGAGGAGTATAATCTCCTCTTGTTCTTTTATTATGTTTGGAGTGATATATGATTGATAGTCGTGATGAAATGTTTTTGTGGGTAGAAAAGTATCGCCCACAGAAAATTGATGATTGTGTCTTGCCACAGGCACTGAAAGATACTTTCCGCCAGTATGTAGAGCAAGGTGAACTACCTAACTTTTTGTTTACTGGTTCCGCAGGTGTAGGTAAAACTACGATTGCTAAAGCATTATGTAATGAAATTGGTGCAGAGTTTATGATGATCAACGGATCTGAAGAATCAGGTATTGATACTCTGCGCACTAAGATTAAGGGATTCGCTTCTACTATATCATTGACAGATGCCAAGAAAGTTGTCATCCTCGATGAAGCGGATTACCTTAATGCTAATTCGACTCAGCCAGCACTTCGTGGATTCATCGAAGAGTTTGCCAACAACTGTCGATTTATCCTAACGTGTAACTTTAAGAATCGTATCATTGAACCTATCCACAGTCGTTGTTCTGTGGTTGAGTTTAAGATTGATTCCAAGGATAAGCAGGAGATCGCTGCAACCTTCTTCAAGCGAGCAGTATCAATCCTCAAACAAGAGCAGGTTGAATTCGACCCTAAGGTAGTTGCCGAACTAATCACTAAACACTTCCCTGATTACCGTAGGATTCTAAATGAACTCCAACGATACTCTGTGTCTGGTAAGATTGATTCTGGTATTCTTGTTAATATGTCTGAGGAATCATTTAGGGGTCTAATCAAACTTCTTAAGGAGAAAGACTTTAGTGAAGTCCGTAAATGGGTTTCCAAAAACTCTGACGCAGATACCACTTCTTTATTCCGTGAACTATACGATAGTGCAGCAACTACTATCGAACCAAATAGCATTCCACAGTTGGTTCTTATTCTTGCAGACTATCAATATAAAGCAGCATTTGTAGCTGACCATGAACTAAATATAATGGCAGCACTCACTGAGATTATGGCTCAGTGTAAATTCAAATGAGGCTAATATGGAAATCATTTTACTAGTAGTATTTACATTCGTTGTATGGATCATGGGTGCAGTATCTGGCTGGAACGCTAGAGAAAAACATGCTAAACAACAGATTGATAAATTCTTTGCAAATGTTGATGAAGCCGAAGAGGAAGAACAAATCCATATTATCATCGAAAAACATAACGATATGTTATTTGTTTACGACAAAGATACCAAACAATTCATGGCACAGGGAACTTCGAAAGAAGATGTAGAGAAAGTTCTTGTAGAAAGATTTCCTGGAAAACGATTTGCATGTCACGAGTCTACACTTAAAGAAGTTGGATTCTTATCATGACACCATTTGACTTTATTAATGCAATCAATTTTACAAAGAAAGATCTCTTAGCAGAAGACCCGATGGCTAAGAAGGACTATGTTCCTTTTATTATTAACAGGGGTTTAGGTTATTTTCCCGATACAGTTTTATATGCGAATGAGATGAATCGTAATTCATCGATTCCAGTGGACTGGCAGTTTTCTTTTTTACTAAATAGTATCTCTAAGAAGAAAAGATTTTCTAAGTGGCACAAAAAAGATGCCGAAACAGAGTCTCTTCGATTAGTTAAAGAATACTTTGGTTATTCCGATTCTAAGGCAATTGATGCCCTAAGTATATTGACGGAAGACCAGTTAGTCATGATAAAAGAAAAATTATACAAAGGTGGAAAATAATGACTGTCGAATTGATTTATTACGACTGGACAGCTGAGTCCATGCTTGAAGTGATACTACCAGAACCAGATAACTTTTTAAAGGTTCGTGAGACACTTACCCGCATCGGGATCGCATCTAGAAAAGAAAACAAATTGTATCAATCTTGCCATATCTTACATAAGCAAGGTAGATACTTTATTGTACACTTCAAAGAATTGTTCGCTCTTGATGGAAAAGAATCCAATATCACGAGTGGCGATATCGAGAGAAGAAACGCTATTGCTGGATTGCTTCAAGATTGGGATCTATTAAAGATACTAAATAATACGCAAGCAGACAATAAAGCATCTTTGTCTCAAATTAAGGTAGTCTCTTATAAAGAGAAAAATGAATGGGAACTTGTTCCAAAATATAACATAGGAAAAAAATCAAAATGATCAAACTTGAACTTGAAATTAATGAAGTAAACACTATTCTTGCAGTGTTGGGTAAGCATCCGTTCTCGGAAGTTGTTGAATTGATCAGCAAGATCAAGCAACAAGGCGATCCACAAGCTCAATCACTTGCTGACGCTGCTGCACCAGCTGCTGAAACTCCAGCAGCTTAAAGTATTCACCTTAGGACCGCTAAGTTACGAATCGCATAAAGCTGGTAGTGCGTTAAGTTACCGCTGGAACCAGTAACCAGCACTTTACTGTCTCGCCTTCGGGGAGACAATTTTAATCACTCGCTTAATAGGAGAAAACAAATGGTACATAAATTCATTCCAACTATTTTTGGTGAACACTTCAAAGACTTTGATAAAGTTTTTGTTGGCTTTGATGAGCAATTCTCAAAGATGCAAGCCTTGCATGATGATCTCACTAAGAATATCCCTAACTATCCTCCATTCAATGTTCGTAAGAACGGTAATACCTACACGATTGAAATCGCTGTAGCAGGTTTCGCACAAAACGAAATCGACATTACTATTGATGGTGGCAAGTTAATTGTTAAGGGTAACTCTGAGTCTGTAGAGCCACCTGACACTGACTACTTGTTCAAAGGTATTGGCATGCGTGCGTTTACTCGTGCGTGGGCGATCGGTGACCAGTATGAAGTTAAAGATGCCGAACTTTTCAATGGTGTTCTTAAAATTGCTTTGGACCAGTTAGTCCCAGAAGAAAAGAAAGCAAAGAAAGTTCCAGTAAAAAATGGTAAGGGTAAACAATTTTTAAACGAGGAAGCATATGACAAAGCTGCTGAATCACTTTAAAAAACTCTTTCTTGATCTAGGTGATGGAATCCATGCATTCAAATCTTACAAATCAGGTAAAGTAAAATGAATAATTGGATCCCAATGACAGATGATGATTGGGATTGGGTAAACGGTAAAGCACCAGCTAACCCTAACCAAAATTGATCGTACAAGTAGGGAGAGTTTCGGCTCTCCCTAAATACTTGTATGAAAGCAAAACTATCTCCAAACATGATCTCATTCGTCACAGTTCGTCGTGGCGATTGGGTATTAAAAATATCTGTTTATAAAAACAAACAGATAATGGTAGTTGCACAGCATTGTTATGAGTATGAGAGAACAATTGTTCATTTCTTTACTGACCAAAACATTGCAGCAGATTTTATTGAACAACTTGTTATAGAGGATTGAAATGACAGAGATTAAAGTATTTAAATTGATTAGTGGTGAAGAACTAATCGGTAACGCAGAAGTAACAGGACTTGGATATACATTAGAGTCACCAGCAACTATTCTTATGCAACAAACAAAAGAAGGTGTTGGACTGGCATTGATGCCATATATGCCTTATGCAGATGGAAAGGTGAAATTATTCAGTCAATCTATTGCAACCGAAGGTACTCCATCCGATAAAATGATCAACGAATACAACCGATTATTCGGTTCAGGGATAGAGATCGCCCCAGCGTCTGCTTTAGTCGGTCTGTAACCCTTACTAGGCTCTCCCTAGTCCTCCCTCCAAACCCTCTCTCGTAGAGGGTTTTCATCATTCTAAACCCCTGTATCTACAAGGGTTTCTAATCCCCTCAGACTCGTAGGGTTATTAAATTTAGTTGTTGTCTTTAATTGCAAACTGCTGTATAATATAGTCTTAGAAAGTTGAAAAGGAACTAAAAAATGACTGAATTCGAAAGCAAATGTTACGGTATATCCCAAGAACAAATTCGTGAACAATACATGAAATCTGCCAGTGCTCGTTTGTCTGGTTTAGAAATGGTTGCCATGGGTGTTCTTTCTGATGCGCAAGAATTAATGACTTTTGGTCACGACCAAGCAATGGATCAGGCTCGCAAAAACATTAACATTGCAAAGTTCATCATGTCAGAAATGATGGAAGCACGAATGACTGAAACTGTTTAATTAAAAGGAAAATATATTATGTTCTATAAATCAAAATCTGAGATCCGTGCTGAAACCGAAAAACAAGTGAAGCTGTTTTTGAAGAAGGGTGGATCGATCGAAGTTGTAAAGGCACGCAAAGCACCAACGCAACGCATGTCTGGTAAAGTTACAAGATCTGGTTCCACTGGGACTTCTGGTTTTGCAGCTGGATTCCCTCGCAAGAGTTGCATCTAAGTGTTGTCTTTAATTCAGAATTGCGGTATAATAGTAGTATGAAAATCGAAAAGGAATTGCAAATGTCAAACGAATTCAAATCTTGGGAAGAAATGTCACCTCTTGAGCAAGCCCAGTGTCAGTATTGGGATATGTATAAAGATGCCTATGGTGTTCGCCCTCGTGGTGTTGATACCAGTGGCTGGTCGCTGGAAGACTTCGATAAAGAATTTGAAGTGCTTGCTCAGGCGATCAACCAAGAAGAAGCCGAGCGCAAGGTGCGTGAAGCCGAAGCCATCGTGCAGTTCGAAGATCGTGTTCTCAATCTCATGCACACTGGCACTAATCGTGCTCGTGTCATTGCTTGGTTGATGGATGCTGAGGGTGTTAATGGCGACTTCGAGTATTTCTGTTTCACGCAGGGTCTACCCTATGGTTACTTCAAGGAAGTGGCATGATTCTCGCTAGAGAACTCACTCAGTGGGATGCTGGTACGGCATGTAACCATACCTACATCATGACTGAATCCATGGACAAAATCTTTGGTTACTTCAAAAGAAATGATCCAAAAGACTTCATGATGTTCAAGAATCCGATTCGTATTGATACACGCTATCGTAAATTCAAAGTTATCAAACGCAACATGTACTTCAAGGGACAAGAGCCAACGCATCGAATCTGGGAAGTTAAGGGTACGAAAGACCATGTCTATACTGTAGAACAATCAGAGCATGGAATGTATTGTAGTTGTATCGGTTTTAAATATCATGGTAAGTGTAAACATATTGATGGAGTGATGAATGAACATAAATGAATTTCTAAACAGTCTTGCTGAAAATGCCTCACGCAATTTCAAGATCGACCAATTAAACGCACAGAGCGATAACGAAACACTGCGTGAGGTAATTCGGCTAGCACTAGATCCATTTACTCAATTCTATCAACGAAAGATTCCTGAGTACACCACTGACTCAAAACAAACAAGTCTTGATCAAGCCATGCTTGCATTGTATGACTTGAAGGAAAGAGTCGTGACTGGTAATGCAGCAATTGAATATCTCCGTATGCTTCTCTCATCCGTATCGGCTGACGACGCTAAAGTTATTGAACGAATCATTGCCAAAGATTTAAAATGTGGTGTTGATGTATCAACTGCCAACAAAGTTTGGTCTGGTTTGATTCCAGAATACCCATGCATGTTATGTAGTCCATTCGAGCAGAAGTTGGTTGACAAGATTAAATTCCCAGCCTATGCCCAAATGAAGATGGATGGTATGCGATTCAATGCGATTGTCCGCAGTGGCAAAGTAGAATTCCGTAGTCGAAATGGTAAACAGATTCATCTGTTGGGTAATCTCGAGAAAGAATTCGCTGCATTGGCAGGAGAAATTGATTGTGTCTTTGATGGAGAATTGCTTGTAATGTTGTATGGCGACCACCAATTTGCTGATAGGCAGACTGGTAATGGCATCTTGAACAAAGCAAACAAGGGCACAATCTCTGCCGAAGAAGCATCAATGGTTCATGCAACTGTTTGGGATTTAATTCCTTACGTTCAATTCGTTGATGGTTACTGCCAGACTCCATACGCAAAACGATTCTCAACATTGGAACAGATTGTAAACAAACAAAAGTCTTTAGATAAAAAGATTTGGACTGTGACATCTTCCATTGTGCAAACTTTAGATGAAGCCCAAGAGATTTTCCAAAGTTATCTTGCAGAAGGTTATGAAGGTATCATTCTTAAAGATGGTAATGGTGTTTGGGAAGACAAACGAAGCAAGACTCAAATTAAATTCAAAGGTGAGTTGGAATGTGATCTTAAGATTATTGCAGTTGAAGAAGGTTCTGGTAAAGCAGTTGGAATGCTCGGTGCAATTGTGTGCGAGTCTGCAGATGGCATTGTAAAGGTAAATGTTGGATCTGGTTTCAATGATGCTCAACGAAAGCAATATTGGAAAGAAAATTTAGTTGACAAAATCGTGGCAGTGAAGTATAATGCTAGGATCAAGAACAAAAGTGGAGAAGAATCTTTGTTCCTCCCAGTGTTCATTGAAATTCGTGATGATAAAGATATTGCAGATAGTTCAAAGGATATAAAATGAAAGTAGCAATTAATAGATGTTTTGGTGGATTCGGTATCTCAAATGAAGCGTTTGAGAATTTATTAGATCGTAAGGGTATTGCATTCGACAAAGTTGAACCAGAAGAAGGTCGTTCATTCATTGGCGCATCTTACTATGAGGCAGGTCACTCTGGTAGTGATGACCACTACCTAAGTGATTATGAAATGACTCAGCATCGTGCAGATCCAGATTTGATCGCAGTCATCGAAGAGATGGGTGATAAAGCCAATGGTAGCCACGCTGAGTTGGCAGTTGTAGAAATTCCTGACGATGTTGAATGGCATATTCATGAATACGATGGACTTGAACATGTAGCTGAAGACCATAGGACTTGGAGTTAATTATGAAGCGAGAATTGGACGAAGCACTCTGTGCAAAGTATCCGCTGATCTTTAAAGATCGTAATGCAGATATGCGAACCACAGCCATGTGTTGGGGTTTAGAATGCGGTGATGGTTGGTATAACATTATCGATGTTCTTTGTGATCTATTGACTTCTGATTATCGTAATGCAAAAAGTCAGTATGAATATATCAAAGATAAAGTTGATCAACCAACATATGGTTTTAAACCTGATGGAGATCCAGTTGGTAAAATTATCACCCAAGAACTGATTGATGAACGCAAAGCAAAGATGGAAGAAGAAGAATTGAAGGTTCCAGTTGCTTCTCAAGTTAAAGAAAAGTTTGGTGGACTTCGATTCTATGTTCAAGCTGCAACAGACAAACACTATCAATATATTTCTTTCGCAGAATCTATGAGTTATCGTACTTGCGAAGAGTGTGGTGCTCCAGGAAAAACATACACCGATGGATGGCATCGCACACTTTGTGACATCCATGCAGCAATGTCTGGTCGTGAAGAAGAATATGAATCTGATGAGGGAGATGAATAATGTTTTATGGTAAAGATACAATTGAAGAAAACTTTGATGTTCTCCTACGAAAATTAGAACAACAAGAATTGTTTTTGTTTGATCCAATGCCAAGTTATAAAACTGGTGAAAGATGGACTGATGAATTTCGTATTCGTGATGGTCACACTAAACTTGCTGATGGTTCATGGGTTACTATTCATAAAGTAACTACTTGGGTTGAGAAACTTAAGAAAGATACCACAGAGTTGTATGAGCAGAATACAAACCAATCTCGTGAGATTCAATTGTTGAAACAACAAAGATATGAAATGGAATATGGATTGCGAGTTGCTGAAAAGGCATTGAAGAACTCGCTGGCTTTAACTAAGGAGATGAATGATGAGTGATTTGAAAGAAGGTTCGGTATGGGTTTTGGTCGAAGCGATTCAATCGTATCGCATGCGTTACATGGTAGAAGCACCAGCAACTAATCCAGAGTATGCCATGGATGATGTTACCTGTGAAGATGCAAAAGAGTTTTCTCAATTGGCATTACCAGAAGTAATTACATCACATCGTGTTCTTACTGAAGAAGAAGCCATTGCTCTTTGTGATCAAGATAATGATTATACTAATGGTTGGACTAAAGAGCAAAAGGTCAAAGCCTTCTTCACCAAAGAAGGTGAAGGAAGAATACTCTAATGTTTATGTTCGATGTAGAAACACTGGGAGTAGAATCCAACTGTGTGATTCTCTCTGCAGCAATGGTTCACTTTGATCCAGAGAAACGACCAACCTATCAAGACCTATTGGACAATGCATGTTTTGTAAAGTTCGATGTCAAGGAACAGTTGAAGGTTGGTCGTTCTGCTTCACAATCTACTTTGGGATGGTGGAAAGACCAACATGAGTATGTTCGTAAAGTATCTTTGGATCCATCTTCTGATGATGTAAATGTAAAAGATGGAATGCAAATGTTCTATGATTACATGGCAAAGTTTCCAAATGCAAAACAACAAACAATGTGGGCACGAGGTTCACTTGATCAACTATCCATTGATTCATTGGCAATTAAATTTGGCTTGGAAGAAATTACAGGGTATAATATGTGGAGAGATGTCAGAACTGCAGTTGACATTATGTTTGGAACCACGAATGGCTATGTAGAAGTGGATCATCCTCTCTTCAAACGACACGAAGTCATCAAGCATCATCCTGTCCACGACTGTGCACTTGATGCAATGCAACTTATGTATGGAAAACAAGTTTAATGGAATTTTACACTAGCGTCCACCCAGTGGGCGACAAGATCCTCGTT